AACACCTGCAAACCAGATGAAACCATCTCTGCCCATAAAGTCTGTAATCATTTTATTTTTTTCCCATAAATGACCGTATTTAAAGCGGTCACCTCCATATATTTATCCGTATTTAAACAATCTGCGTACGAGCCGCGGTGCGAAGCACTTACTTTAGGCCATACTTTGTAATTCTTTGGGTAATAATGAGTATCTTGTTCGTTCATCTGCTCATTATAGTCATATTCTTGCATGGTTCCTTCATTTATGAGTGTATTTTCTTTCATATTGTTCAAATTGTCTTTGGTCCTTTGGTAGTTCTAATATAGTTTCTTTCTTACATTGTTTGTAGGTCTATTCTATTCATGTCCTCTCTTGTGGCCATACCCTTATATGGAAAATTTTTTCTAAACTCGCAATAAACGTTGAGCATACTAGAAGAATTTACCTTTAAAAAAACTTGAAGCAGACTTAAATACGTTTGTGTTTTTAAAACTAACTATAGAAGATTGAACAAAGTTATTGATTCTACTTTGTATGCCTGATCTTAATCTGTCTTGTGCCATAGGACCTAAATTAGATAGATTTGTAACAGCATTAAGGTTTATGCCTCCTAATTGTAATTTTGCCTTTTGAGCAATCTTTTCAACAACTGTTTTTCTATCTAATACGGCACTATTAATCTGTGCAAGGTATTTGTTCTGTAATACCCTATTGGAAGTACTGTTTAAAACGGCATTTACCGCCTTATTAGCGGCATCCTTGACGTTTAAGTCACTTGTATTCAAATCCACGCCTAATGTCTTAGCAATGTCTTCTACGGTACTTATCTGTGGTGACGGTATTTTCAAGTCTTTTAGATTTTTCATAGGATTAAGTGTAGCAAGGTCAATACCTGACCCTATGACATCAACTGGTTTTGTTCTAAATTGTGCATTTGCCTTAAATGTTTCTGCATTTGGCAAATCACTTGCAAAGATGTTACGTACTACGGTCACAGCTGTGGTATGTTTTTGATCCATAAAATCAATTTGATGATGCAATGATTTAATTAAATAACGACCTGTTAATAACGGATCTATTTTACCTTCTCTGGTCAATGATGATTCATTGTTTGCCATCGTAGCATTGTATGACGGTATTTCACACCACACTAAATCACCTGCATTGTAAGTAAAGTTGCCTGGCACATCTACAATAATGGAAAAGTAATCTCTGGTTGATTGTGACAATGCCTGTTTTTGTTCTATTCTAGGATCAGATGCCACACCTTCACTATTTCTTATATGATTATGACGTGTATTTGGCGATACAAATACTCGAGCAAAATAATCGTCCATGTACTTACGTTTACCTGCACCAAGACGATTCATTTTTGAAAGTGTTAAATCATCTATTTGTTTTTTATTTGTTGACCCAGCATTTTTATCATTAACTGTATATTCATCATCAAAGTCAGCTGGACCTGGTGGCATAATGCCTTGATAACGATTACCAATACCATCAGGAGCGTCTATGTGTAATGCACGGTCGTAATAACTTGTATAGGATAGATTTGTTTTAATAAATTTCTTATCAATTAAATCATGTGCATACATTGAACTGCCAAACATTCCTGTTCTTGTATTTGTTAATGTGTCATATGAATTGTTAAATGTAAATGAATAAGGTTTAGTGTATGGTGACGCTGTTTCTGCATCAGGTGAAGCAAAGTTAGCGTTAAAGGCAGATAACAAATCAAAATAAGCAACAAACGGTCGTGTTCGTGTATTGTCAGCACTTTCTCTATACAAACTTTCTAAACATCTAAAATGAAAACCTCTATTGTTTTCAAAAAACAAATAATCAGGTGTTCTAAAATTAATTGGTTCAGATAAGGATGCTACTTGCATAATACCGTCCATTGGTCTTACATTTGGAAAAGTGTATGAATAATTACCTTGTGTTTGATCTACAAACAAGTTTTTCTTGGTGTTTAATAATGTCTTATCACCTTTTACAAGTGTTTCAACCATTTCAGAATATGTACCAGATAGAGTTTTTGAAACTCGTAATCTTTCATTTCTTATTTTTTCTTGTGATGTAAAAAACAAGCCAACGGCTTGTACGTTTTGTGCTGTTTTGACTGATTTTTTTTCATAGACTTGAAACCGATGGTTACTTGCGTCTATTTCTTCATCTAAACCAGCGTCTATTGGTGTTCTTAATTTAAATTCTAAAAATTCATTACCAATAATTGGTAATTTATCTGTAGCACCTACTGAGTCAAAGAACATTAAATTACCACTTATAAATGGTGAGTCAATGCTTTGATAGATGTTTAATACAGCAGTTAATTCGGATATGTCTAGTATGTTACCACTATAACTGTAAAGTAAAATCTCTTTTGCTCTAAAATCGCCAGGATATCGGTACTCATTATCTTTGTATTTTGGTTTGTCGCTCATTCATTAATTACCTAATAATGTTGTAAATTCTTCAACAACTAATTCAATATAATCTGGTTTTAAAAGTCTTATTCTACTTTTATCTTGTTGTTTTCTTAATTCGTAATCGTAATTTGTTACAGCGGTTGCACCTGATACAGTACTATTTACTTGTACTTTATGTGAATTATCAAATGATGATGTGGCACCACTTTCTTGGTCTATCTCATAATGATGAACAGCATTTGGATTACTGTACTTGTCGTTTACGTAATTTTCAAAATCTTGTTGTGGTAACGGCCAATCATAAAATCTATCTTTAATATTGTTAAACAATAGTATTACCCAATAATATCTTTGATTGCCATAATATTCTTCAGCAACATGTTCAGGTGACATTTCACCTTGTACACTTACGGTGTCAAAAATAGCTGCCACATCTTTTAAACCTTGTTTCATAACAACACGATTTAATAGATTAGTTACGACCTTATAGTTGCCGTTGCCAGCAGCATCATAAAGTATTTTAGGAAAGTATGAAAAATAATCTGCCATATTAGTAAGGGTTTAATTCTTTGTATCTTTTTTTTTCTATTAGTTCTAGTTCTCTAAATGTTAATGTAAGATTAGTAGTAACAGGATCACCATGACTGTGAGTTGAAAATTTATCTCCATGGTCAATATCTACACCTGTACAAGCACATAAACCTATTTGTTCTAAATAAGGATTAATCTTGGTACCTTTCATAAATCTTATTACAAATTCAAATGGAACTTTATATGCAGCAATACTGCCTGTACCATATCGCTCTGGTAACATACCTAGTTTAAATTCTCTTATCATGTTTTTTATAACATCTGATTCTCTTTTTGATCTTGGTGTAAGTTTAAATGTAAAACTGAAATCTCTATAGTTTATGCCATTAAATATCATTTCTGTCATTGCTGCTGGAGCAATCCCAGTTCTTCTTTGCAATGCAGCATTAAGACCTGTACCTAGACCGCCTGTTATAAATGATGAAAATCCTGTTATTGTTTTTGCTCCTTGTTGAAGAATTGCACCTAAATTAGAAGTATCAAAACCTGAACTAAAATAATCCTTTAATGCAGGACCTAAAGCAGTAATTGCTCCTATTTCGGCTGGTCCATAATCTGCTGCAAAGTTAAATTTTAGTGTTTGAGGCATGTAAATTGCAATTGTAGAAACCACTGTTCTTTCAGCACCTGTACCTGTTGGTATAAACCCTAAACTTCCACCCTCACCAAAAAATCTATTTGCACCATAAATGACTGTGTTTAATCTATTAGATTGTACAGTTGCACCTGGATTATTTACACCAGCTTTATCGTTAGTTGCAAATGATGTCGTTGCACTTGGATGACCACCGCCACTTGTTGTTTTATCTTGTCTTTGTATAATATCAAATAATATGTAATGCTCTTGGTCTTGTTTATCAACAGGATAAACAAAAAAGTTTGAACCTGATGTTGATGATTTGGCAGTACCACTACCTGAATTGTAATTTATGTTTGTAGGATTGTAATCAATAACACCTTTTGATAATGAATTAATAGTAGATATGTTGCTTGACATTGCAATGTTCTTAGCAGCACTTCCTGTCTTAATTACATTTGATAATGCCTTGAATGGATTTTTAAAATTAAACATATTAATATTTATTACCCTATATCATGGAAAAATCGTCTATCGGTCATTTCTGATCCTATAGATGATGTGTTAGTTTCATATGTGTTATTTGTTGTAATTGAGTCGCCACCTTTTTGCATAATTACACTTGGTGGACCACCTTCTACTGTAATCTTTTCAATTTCTTTTGCTTTTAATTCAGTTACTTTTTCTATTTTTGGTAAATAACTCCCATCAGTTAAACCCATAGCAGCTGATTGTCCTGAATACATATTTTTTAAATCTTCAGTAGAACCTGTAAATAAACCTGATGTAAATTTGCTATACCAAGGTTTATCTGGATACATTATTTCAAACTTATCAGGATTTTCATTGTATAATTTTATTTTGCCTATGTTTTTCATAGATTCTTCATTACCTGCTTTATCATTTTTACCACCTTCAATGTATTTACCAACTTTGGCTGCCTTTCTACCTTCTACAAACTCCTCAAAGGTCATCTCACCTAGTGCTGACTTGTATTTGTCAAATTCATCTTTCATTATAGCAAGTTTTCTTTTTTCAAATTCATCTCCTACATCTAAATTAGTTTCGTCCATTGTACCAAACTGACTACTTTCTTTTATTTGATTTAGTTCATTAGGATTGTCTTTTCTTCCACCAAAAAAATACTCTATAATTTTACCAAGTGTAATTCCACCTAATATACCACCTGCTGCTATAGCAGATAATCCTAATGTTGATAAACCAGCAGTTGCTGCTGTAATTTTAGCAATTAAACCTGTTGGTCCTTTTAGAAGTGATTTAATGCCTAGATAGTCTAATATACCAAATTCATTACCACCTGTCATTTTATTGCCTTTACCTAATAATATTTCGTTTGTTTCTTCTTGTGCAATTAATATTTTTTCTAATAGTCCAGATGATGTTTCAAACTGTTGATCAGACTCTCTTTCTTCTTCAATTATTTGCTCTTTTGACAATCCTGGTGTTTTTTCAGGTTGACCTAGTACTGCTGATGTTGCTTCTTTTACTAATTCTTCTCTATCTTCTACAGGTCTTTGTACACGACTTTCACCACCAGTTTTAAATTCTTGTTTGGCTTGTTTTGTTCTTAATCTTCTTTTTAAAGATAATGCATTGCTTTCTGCTCGTTCTTCAGATTCAATTGCTCTTTCAATTTTTTTACCAATGATTGGTATATTTGTTAATCCAATTCGTCTTGCTAATTTTAATGGTTTTAATTCTTTTTTAAAATCTCTAAATGATAATGATAGTTTTGTGGTTAATCCTAACACTTTCTTTAACTGTTCGTTTGTTTTACCTACCGTTTCTTTTATAAAAATTAATTCTTCATCTGAAATAATACCTTTTTTGTTTAATCCTTCATATTCACCTATTTCTTTTTCAATTGTCTGTTGTAAAGTCTTTGCGTCATCAAACTCCATGCCTTTTAATTGTTCTAAATTACCTGGTCCATAATCTATAACATAGTTAATTATGTCTTGCCTAATTTGAGCATTGTTTAATTGTTTTTGATTCTGATACCCAGCAGTTTTTTCTAATTGTTGTTCATATTCCTGCAAGGCATCAGATATAGCAAACTTAGGATCAGACTCTTGTTCTTTTTGTCTTTTAAGAATCTTGTTAAAGTCTTCTGGATTACCTTTTTTAAAAAATTTAGATTTTAATTCCATCGTTATTTTTTATCTACTTCTATTTTGCTAGGTTTACCGTTTACATATAATCCAAACCAAGCTGCGCCTGCACCAACTACTACAGATACAAAACCTGCCTGTGCATTGTTTGGTTCAGCTAATGCCATAAACCATTGCATTGTTTCGTAAAATGCAACACCATATAATATCATAAACACTCTTGGTATCATTCTCCAATTTGATAAAAATTGTGGCACTTCATCTCTTAAAAATAACCATACATTTTTAATTATACTTTTTCCTGTTTCTAACATTAACTTCTCCCTCTTTGTTTTTCTCTTATCTTCTCGTTTTCTTCTTTTATATGTTGCATTAATAGTTCAACATATATTTCCCTCTCCCATGGCAGCATGTCTTCTAAATCACTTAAAGAATATTTATGGTACTGCATTAAAGCAAAATTAGTACGATAAAAACTCTCTAGGCTCTCATGTAAGAGGGTAACTGAAAAAAATCAGTTGCACCTTGTAATAATAATTTATGTTCAGTACCTGATTTGGGATTTTTATACTCTATTGTATGAGATATAATAGGCAAAGACTCAAAATAATCTTTTATTTTTTTGAATTGAAACATAGTTAAATTTTCTAAAAACTGATCTATTTCAGTTTTTTCTAATTCACTTGCTTCAAAAACTTCTTCTCCTTGATATATCTGAGCAATACAATCCCTCATCAAATTAATTGACAAATCAATAATAGTTCTTTTATTTGCTACTTCTTTTATTGTTGGTACTCTCATAATAATACCATAGTCGTCAGCAAATTCTATTTTTGTATTTACCTTTTTGTTCAAATCTGGTTTTACTTGATCAATGTTAAAATCATAATCAACAACTTGCGTTTCATCATCTGGACATTTTAACTTTAATTGTATAACTTCACCAATTGATTTTGATCTTATGTTTAACCACAACCACTCAAAATCATATACAGGCAACTTTTTTACATCTACATCGCCTTTAACACAGCTTTGAACCATATTAATTAATGTATTGATCATTTCATTTTCATTTTGATTTTCATTTGCCAATAATAGTATTTTTTCTTCTTTTACTAAAAATGGTCTATATTTAATCTTTACATTATTTGATAACGTCAACTCATATTCAGGCACTTTCATTAATGGTATACTCATTTTCACTCCTTAATTTAATATTAAATTTCTAAAATCAGTAGCGTCAGGCATTCCTTTTGGAAATAATATTCCACCTGTTACTCTACCTATTGGTATTCTATTTTTTATAGTATCAAACACTTGTCTTCCAACTCTACCTATTTCATTACCTATACCAAAAGGCAAATTATCTAATAGTCCTGTTTGAATTGCTGTAAGGTTTGATCTATATTCTGTTCTATCTATATTAGAATATTCTGAAGCACCTGATCGTAAATAACTCCATGCTGATGTAGCATAGTTTCTGTATGAAAAGGTTACTGTTGTTTTAACTAATGCATTGGTGTCAGAATAACTTAATGGTACGGACGCAATTGTTTTTGGCCACACTTCATAAAATTGTACTTGATATGCTGAAAAACCAGAAGTGTTACCTAAACTGTTTCTTACTGCTTGTCTGTATTCTTCAACTGTTCCAAATGATTTTGGATCTATTTTTTGTAATGCTGATGTAAATGATTTTACAACAGGTGTAATTGTTATCATACATGGTGACGCATAATCATCATAGTAACCTACATTATGACTTATAGGGTCAATCATAGCATTTTGCCATGCTTCAAAATATATCCTTTCATCAAAGTTTATACCTGTGTAATATGTAAGTGTAAGATCATTAAACTGTACATTTTTAGCAAACGCTCTACTTGGTCCATAATATTGTTCGTTTACATCATCTGTTATTGTTTTATCTGGTATTGAAGCTTCAGCACAAAACAAGTCCATTCTTAAATTTAATCCTTTTTTAATAGCATCGGCTAATGATCTACTCTTTGACATTCTTATATCATCATCGGTTATATTAACATTTGGATTATTAGAAAGTATATTTGCACTTACAGGTCCATCAATTGTTGCTATAAATTGTGTTGGTCTTGCTAGACCACCAGATTGTGTTAAACCTGATCTAAATTTATTAAATACTGAATTAGTATTTGTTGATGAATTAATGTATCCATATCTTTTGTTAGTTTCACCTTTATCAAATTGTCCTTTTGATGGTGGTATACCAACTCGTATATCTATATCACCTATTCTTTTGCCTACACTAATTATTGACATTAAATAAATCTCCTACTGTCTGAATAAACTTGTGCTTCACTTGCCTTTTTAAATCTTTGTACAGGTAAGTATATTGCAACTGCAGCCTCATCAGCATTTATTCTTAAAAATCCTGTTTGTACATGTGAGTACAAATACTTTTTAATTGTTGGTTTTACAATCTTTATATTTTTTACATCATCATAAGTTACATCAAATTTTGTTTTACTATCAAATCGTTGATCTGTAGCAGTTGCCTGCATACGTTCTAATAGTCTAAATCTTAATAAAGGTGGTAGATAGTGGAAATTCATACCCATAAATCCACCTGATATTGGCTCTAATGGCAATACTAATGGAAATATATCGTAGTATGGTAAAGTCTTTCTTAACTTAGGATTATATCCAAACAAGTTCAATCTACCCACACTAGGTCTACCGTTAAGTTTACCTTGTCTAAATAATTGACTTGCTGTAGTACCACTCGCAATCTTATTTACTTGTGTTCTATACCATGTAGCCGATTTATATGTATCGCCTGCTTTTAGTTTGATTGTATCAAATACGTTTGCCATACTACTATTTATGACAATTTTAGAAGAATTTTACGTGCTTTTCAGTTATAATCTTAAATGTAATATTTCGTTTTTTGCACCAAGCAAATGCAGCATTCCATTTACATTTGTTTACTTCATATGTGTAAAGTGCTTTTTTATATGTACTAGTTGATCTGGAGCCTTCTTTTAATACAGGTTTTCTAGTTTGTGTGTGTGGTTTTATTTCTATTAGATATTTTTCAAAACTCTTATTTGGCAATTGTTTTACTATTATAAAATCTGGATAATATAATTTGTTATTGCCAAATGCGTTATAAGGTATTCTAATTTCTTCACTACCCCATTTCACTATTGTTTTTTCTTTATCGCAATATTTCATAAAGGCTAATTCCCAACTCGATCTGAAAACTATCTTATTAATATCACCGATATATTTTTGAGGATTGAGAGGTCTGAATTGACCTTTATATGCTTGTCTTCTAGGTTCTATTTTTTTAAATCGGAAGAACGGCTTTGGTCTTTTTCTTATCATTTGTTTTGAGTTTCTTAATTTGTTCTACCGTTATAAGATTGTTACCTTCTTTATTGTGTCTAAAGCAAGGCATACCGCCAAGAAATTTTATTTTTTTATCTGATAATTCAATTTTACTATCACTCTCATAATATAGTTTTGCAACCTCTTTTGACTCTTCAATTCTTTTAACTAAATTTTTATAAAGTTTATTTCTACTTTTCTCTTGTTTATCAATCTTATCATTCTCTAACATACCACTATGTATGATAATATTGATAACTAATTTGTGGCCATCTTTGTTTAATTTTTTACGCTCTTCAATATATTTTTTAGCAGAGTCTATGAATAGTTTAGCACCCAAACTTGCTGACATAGTTATATATTTTTCAAACTTAGTATCTTTGTAACCTTGAGCCTTTAACCAATTAATTCTATTTGCCTCTACACTCCAGTTTTTAGGTTGTATTGTATCAGTAGAGTTTTCTTTTATTTTATCAAGTGTGATTGTAATAATCTTTTCAAAGTGAGATGGTTTCATTGGTGAGTCGCCAACACACTCAACAAGTTCTTTTCTTAAATTTTCTTGTAGTGTATCATAATTTTTTGTTAAGTCACCTTCTATTTCACCTAATCTATATCCGTAATATAAAGTATTTGCTAAATCTTGCATAGAAAAAGGCGTGTGTATTTCTTTATTTCTATTAGTGACCTGTCCTAATTTTCTAAATCTATATTTCGCTTTATTCTCACTTAATTGTGATAGGTCATAAACATCACAAATAACATCTTTAACACCTAATCTTTTTAGGGAACCTATTCTACCATTACCTGTTCCTAGATGTGTATAACCGTCAGGCATTTTCACAACTACAGGTGGTAAATATGTTAATTTATATCCGTTAAGTCGTATGTCGTTATATAATTCATCTTCTTTAGGATTACCACCCTCTGCCCTATGTTTCTGAGTTATATAACCTTCTCCATCTTCCAATACAATCTCATTACCATTACCTTTTATTTTTATTAATTGTCTGCTTTCAAAAGTAGCAATTTTCTGTCTTTCATCATACACGTGAGCAAATGGTCCTGTATCTATAGGACATAAATCATATGAGTCTTGTAAGTAATCCTTAAAAGTTTTTATTAAGTTAAGATCAACTGCGTAACTTTTATTTAAGATATTTGATTTGTAAGTAAGTTCTTCTAACATAATATTCCTTCATAATATGGGTGGCCCGAAGGCCACCCAATTGAGAAAGTGAGAGAGATAGATTAATCGTCCTCAGCAAGTTTACTAAAATACGATAGGTCATCATTACTATCGTTGGACGATACTTCCTCTACTGAATTGTTAGAAGACATTGGTACGCTATCGCTAGCAGGTGGGAGGTCAATATCTTCTACAGACTCAGTACTTCTTTGTCCAGTAAGTGTCTTATTCAGTTTCTCTTTGAGTTCCTCATAAGATTTAAAATTACTTGGATCAATGAAGGGCTTTAGAGCATATTGAGATTTCCATATTTTGTCAATCTCCTCGTCAGTAGGTTTAACTCTACTAACTGGCTCAAATTCTGATTTATCATAATTCCAATAACCATCAACCTTTCTGATTTTCAGTTTAAAGTTTGCACCTTCCCAAAAATCAAATGGGTTAACAGCCTTTTCATCTTCAAACGCTGGGTTCATTGCTTCTGTAATCTTATCAAATATTTTCTTACCAAACTTGAATAGAAATACTTTGCCTTCGTTTTCAGGATGTTTTGGGTCTGATACTACAAAGATATTAGAATAGTATTGTAACTTTCTTTTTCTCTTTCTAGCAATTTCTTTATCGGCTTCAATACCAGTGTTCCATAGTCTTGTATTTTCTTCAGACACAGGATCTTTTTTGTTTAACGTTGTTAAACTGTTTTCAATATACCATTGACCACCAGGTCCTTGAAAGGCATGATGCCATACTCTTTGCCATGGCATATCTTCACCTTCTACGGCAGGTAAAAAACGAATTACAGCATAACCATTACCTGATTTATCAAGTTCAGGTTTCCATAACCTATCGTCTTGGTATTTGTTTTTCTTTTCGGGTTGTTCGATTGTGTTTTCTAACTTCTTGGTTAGAGCATCAAAGTTTGACTTTGATTTCTTTAGGGCTTCTAATGCACTTGACATTGTATATATCTCCTTGTATGTATTGTTGTATATATTAATTGTATTAATGTAAGTATAATATTATTTATACTTCTTTTTCCATTCATTATAATGTTTTGCCCAATCTTTTGGATTAGGACATTTCTTGTCTTTGATTTTCTCTTTCAAAAACTCACAAATATTACTAATCTTTTCTAGCATACTATATAAAAAATTATCTAACATATAATACTCCTTAATTTAATATTCATTATATCACTTTTTACTCAATCTGTCAAGCAGCTGTGCTTGAGTAATATACTCTAAATTCTTACCTACATATTTCTGCCATTCAGGTATAGGTGTGTTTGTAGGTGATGTACTTATACCCTTATTTACTTTAATAAACTTAACATCTGGATTCCACTCCATTAACGTAAACCATTGTTGTATCCAATTAGTTGCTGGTGTGGGTGTATTATCAGGTGTTACATAATGTTTTGTACCTTTGTAGATGTTATTAACTTTGTGATTATCTGAAAGTAAGTCATGGCCAATTAAGTAAATCTCTTTTGGTTTTTCTCTTTGTATTGCTACAAACCCACTTGAAGCA